CATCGGCCACAACGGCAGGCACGGTGACCACAGCAGCTCAGGGTAATATTACCAGTGTTGGTACATTGACCAGTTTGGCTGTGACTGGTAATATTAGTGGCGGCAACCTGTCAGGTACCAGCATTGTGGGTACGCTGACCACAGCAGCACAGACCAATATCACCAGCTTGGGAACTCTAGGCAGCCTGGCAGTGACCGGCAATACCACAAGTGGTAATTTGCTCACAGGTGGATTGATATCATCAACTGGTGCTGTCACTGCAAGCCAATTCAACGGATCAGGCGCAGGCCTAACTTCAATTCCTGCTGCCAACGTAACTGGTACGTTAAGTGTTAATACATCTGGCTATGCTGCCACTGTGAGTGGTGCAGCACAAGGCAACATCACCTCAGTTGGAACACTGGGCAGTTTGGCAGTTACTGGCAACATCACCAGTGGCAACCTGTCAGGTACTAGCATCGTGGGCACCTTGACCACAGCAGCACAGACCAATATCACCAGTGTGGGCACACTGACCAGTTTGGCAGTTACTGGCAACATCACCAGTGGCAACCTGTCAGGTACTAGCATCGTGGGCACCTTGCTTACCGCAGCACAAACCAACATAACCTCAGTGGGTACATTAGGTAGTTTGAATGTAACCGGTAATATCACAGGCGGTAATGTGTTAGGTGGTGCCAACGTGAATGCTACCACTCACACAGGTACCACTGTGAGTGTGACCAGCACTGTAACAGGAAGTCAATTCAACGGATCAGGTGCAGGATTGACCAGTATTCCAGGTGCCAACGTAACAGGTACAGTTCCACTGGCTACATCGGCCACAACGGCAGGAACTGTGACCACAGCAGCACAAGGCAACATCACTTCAGTTGGTACCCTAACTAGTTTAGCAGTGACAGGAAACATAACCAGTGGCAATCTGTCAGGTACTAGCATCGTGGGCACCTTGACCACGGCAGCACAGACCAATATCACCTCAGTTGGAACACTGGGCAGTTTAGCGGTTACTGGCAACATAACCAGTGGCAACTTGAGTGGTACCAGTATCGTGGGTACATTGACCACAGCAGCACAGACCAATATCACCAGTGTGGGCACACTGACCAGTTTGGCAGTGACCGGTAATATCTCAGGTGGCAATGTGTTAGGTGGTGCCAATGTGAATGCAACCACACACACAGGTACCACAGTATCAGTAACCAGCACTGTGACTGGAAGCCAATTCAATGGATCGGGTGCAGGACTTACAAGTATTCCAGGTGCCAACGTAACTGGCACAGTTCCATCGGCCACATCGGCCACAACGGCAGGCACAGTGACCACAGCAGCACAGGGCAATATCACCAGTGTGGGTACATTGACTGGCTTGACTGTATCAGCAACTATAAATGGTAGTGTATCTGGTTCAGCAGGCAGTGCAACCACAGCAGGCACAGTGACCACAGCAGCACAAGGCAATATCACCAGCTTGGGTACGCTGACTGGCCTGACCATCAACAATGCGACCACAGCCATCAACAATGCTGCCACAACAGGTACTGGTAATATTGGTGCCAGCGGCGCTGTGTTCAATACTGTGTTTGCCAAGGCAACATCGGCACAATATGCTGACTTGGCCGAGATGTATGCAGCTGACGCTTACTACACACCCGGAACAGTGCTTGAGTTTGGCGGCTCGGAAGAAATTACACTAAGCGATAGTGACATGAGCACCAGAATAATCGGTGTGGTATCTACAGATCCTGCTCACTTGATGAACAGTGATTTACAAGCCAATCACCCTACCGCAGTGGCGCTGATAGGTCGTGTGCCATGCAGTGTGGTCGGTACAGTGCGTCGAGGAGACATGATGGTCAGCGCCGGCAATGGTGCTGCTAGATCAGAATCCAATCCAGCGCCGGGATCCATACTTGGTAAAGCTGTGCAGGATCACACCGGTGTTGCCGGCGTTATCGAAATATTGGTTGGAAGATTGTAACAGTTATTTCGCAGGCTGAAAACTGCGTTCAACTGCTTCGATTTTTTGTTGCACAGCTTCGAGATTCACTGTGCTCCACAGTCCCGGATGCATGGGCTTGGGCCAGTGTCCACCGTCTAACCAAGCATAGCCCAAGTGTTCGTGATTCAACACAGGCACAAACTCCCTATCAACAATACACACCCAGGTGTGATATTCAAATGCATTGTCCGTGGATGTGAATTTTTCTAATGGGATCAATCGCAAGTAGTCAGGCATGCTGCCCAGTTCTTCCACACACTCGCGTTCCATGCCGCCCAACAAGGTTTCTCCGGTCTCTACCTTGCCACCTGGCAAGCCCCATGCACCCGGATGCTTGGCATCAGATCTCATGAGATACAGGTATCTGCCAGTGGCATGACTACGGAACCAAACCCCTACCGCTTTCAAAGTACAAGGCTCCATTCACCGCCTAGATACACACCTTGATAACTCTTGATCCATTGCTGCCCGTCCCACTCATATTGGATACTGGTTGTGATATTGGTAACATATTGCACTTCTGTGACAACCGCTGAGTTGAACACCACACGCCAGTAGTTGTTGCTGTATTCAATGATGTCGTTGGCACCGGCAACCAAGCCACGTCCGTTGGCCCCCAACCATCCTTCAGCAGGATAATCATTGTCAATATTACCGGTTGCCTCAGTTAATAGATATCTTACACCTTGAAAATTTGAATCATCCGGATTAGGAGCGTAGGTCAAAGGATTGATGATAGCATCAATCGGTTCCAATGTGTTGCCGGGCACAGTATCAATATCCACGTCAAACAACAAGAAACGATCGTCATTGGGATCCAATGACACAGTTCCTATCACTTCGGTTTCGTCGGGCTGCACCAGTCTCACTTGACTGATGCCCGGACGGAACGCACCATATACTCCAATCACTGCTGGCCACAACAGATTGCTGTCGGACACGATGGTTGGCGGTGTCAATGAGTCATTTGCCGGTTCTTGTGCTGTTTCTTGCTGTTGTAAACATTGCAGTTTGTTGTTGATCAACACCACAGCCCAATTGTACGGAGTGATCACCTGTCTGGTGCCTAACAACAGATCGTTTTGATATATGGCATTGTTTAGATCGCCTTGTGCGTCGTACATGCTGGCGATCACACGTTCCACCACACCCAGTTTCTTGACCTTGGCCGGTGATGAAATCCAGATAGGCAGCCCAAATTTTAGTGTAGCCACATCAATGGGATTGTCTGTGCCTTGTGGAATAACTCTAGATGTCCATACACAGTCATCTAGTTCTACCACGCTGAGGCTGGTCCAATCAAGATAGTTGTCCGTACTCTGTATCTCCAAGCTGGGATTGAACAAGGTCAGGATCTGTTCCAGCAGTTGGAATTTTTGGTTGGTATTACTGGTCCAGATATCCAGTGTGATGCCCAATCTGTATGGCACAGGCATCAAGCGTTCGATAGTGAATGCATTACCTTGCGTGGTTTCGTAACTGTCTGTGGCACTGTCATAGGTGCGTTGGCGCACAGATACTGTATTCACATGATAGGGTTCCTGCATCCTAGGGCGATCATACGTCAGGGCTGACACGTAAAAAGTCATCAGCGGAGTGCTGGGCATGCTGGCTGCGGAATTTTCCTGCAGGATAGTTTGTGCATTCCTACTGGCATCACCGTACCGCACAGGCACACGCAGCAGCGCAGGTTGCTCACCATCACGTCCGTACTGCACCTGGAAGTTTGATACTATCCTGGTAAATTGCAGCAAAAACCTGCGTATTTGTTCGTCGTAAAAGAATGATTGCATGTGTTAGCTGGACTTCTGTCCTGGTTGTGTACGTGGGTATGGGTTTGGTGGAAAATTACCGCCTTGATCGCCATTGTCTGCTCTGGGCCGGAGTATCTCGCTGAGACTCTGGCGGCTAGGTATGTTGCCCATGTCTGTGGTATTCACAGTGTATGTATTGTTAACAAAAGTGCTGCGTAAAGTATCGTTGGTCGCACCGTTGTTGAGATTAGCACGAACACTATCTTCGATCTTGATCCAGCGTTTGCCATCATAACGGAACAATCGATTGGGCTGATAATCTAATCTCAATGCATAATCTCCTTGTACCGGGTTAAGAGGAAAGCTCACTCCAGGTGTAACCGGCAATCCGTTTGGTGCAACACCTTGCCCGGTAAGATAGCCCACAGTATAACCTGGCCCTTTGGGAGTGACATCCATGCCACTTTGTGTGCCATCCACAGTTGTACCGCCATCAGCAGTGAGTGTGGTTGGATTGCCTGGTTGTGAATTCTCTGTGGGGAGAACATAGAATTTGGTCACATCATATCCACTGAGTGGCACTTCAACATCGGCCTGTGTGAGTATGGCATCGTTGATCTCAGTATCTTTGACTCTGGTACCTTGACTGTCAGATATGGTAGGTGGTGTGTACGGTTGCCAATAGGCAGTATTGTTTATGTCTGTGCCAGCTGGTGTGTTGACCTGGGCTTGATAGTACGCATCACCATAATTCACTATGCTGCCTGTTGGGTAAAAATTGCCATTGTCCCAGATCTGTTGGCTAACAAATGGCTTGTTGGTGATAGTATTGAATTCTTGTGCATCTGTGAGCGGTGTGGCTTTCACACGCCACAAGTGAGGCAACCATGTCACACTGAATCCTTCGCTGGCATAGGCTGCATCCTGGATCACGTAATACTTGGAAAATGCAGTAGGCAAGTTTGGATTTAAAGGATGGAAGTCTTTGAGATTGGGCACTTCTAGCACATCACCATTCATTAATTTTCGTCCAAACGCATCGATCATGTCATTGTAATGAAACGTGATGAACAGGGTATCGTTGTTTAGAAACAAGCCAAATTGTGTAAGATCAAAATCAATGTCTTGGGTATTGTACACACCCCGCATGGTGTACACATCTGGATCGTATGCTCGATCACGGTTTTCTAGCAACAGCAGGTCTTGTATGTTTAGTGGGCTTTGTGTTTCATATACCGGTTGGGTAGCATCTGCATTGCCTGAAAATGCAGAATCAGCACCACCGGTTTCGGGTCCTAGATATTTGTGGCAATAAAGATCCAAGCCGCCCACGGTGTACATTTCAGAAATGGTTCGGTCCAGGAACTGATAATCCCGTGTTCGATTGGGACGGTACATGGAAAGTTTAGGCATAGTGTGTTATTTATGGGCAGGTTGACCGGAAATTCTGTTTCAGTTATAATACTCACATGAAAGTCATAAAGCTGGATCGCAGATACCGTCCGCACAAAGAAGCCGGGTATGAATCTGGCTTGCGGTTTGAGGGCTGGTGGGATCATAAAGACAAAATTTCTCAGATTGAACGGATCTGCCAAAGTCGCTTGGGCACCAGCTGGACGGCCACGACCTCTGATTGGCTTGGGTATTTTGGAAAACGGGGACGCAACGTAGAGACACCCTACTACATCATGTTCCGCAGACAATCAGACATGACCTTTGTGCTGTTGTGCGCGGACTTGACCAAAAAATCATAGTGTGCTATAATTACATCATAAACACTAGCAAAGGAACTCCATGGCAACCCTAGCAGCTAAAGTCGCACTGAAATCGATGAACCCGCGCAGCCCCGACACCAAGTATGTTGGCAACGAACCCGAGTGGCGTGTGCAACCCGAACAAGACAGAAATCGCATCAGTGCCATGAGCAATGCGTTTGGTTGGTACAACTATTTCTACGGCAAGAAAGAAGCCAAGGAAATGATCGTGGCCTACTTGGATGCACACAAACGAGTCAAGGACGCTAAAAAAATGCGCACCTTGCCCGACAGCCAAGTGCGACTGACCACAGGCTGGCTGTGCCGCATGAGCATGATGGGACTGGAGCTCACTGACCAAGAACAGATCAAACTGGACAATCTCATCGCAGACTTGTTGGCCATCAAAGATCAGGCTGCTGTAGAAGTGGCAGAGCCCGAAGCAGTGGCCAAGCCCAACATCCAAGATCGACTGCGAGAAAAGATGAAGGATTGTGCCGGCGAACTAGAAGGCATGTTTGACGACTTTGTGGCTGCCGGCTGCAAGATGTCAGCAGACTGGAAACCCATCGCACAGATCCGCGGCATGAATGTGGCACCACAGATGGTGTATCACATTGCAGACATCTGGAAAACACGACTGGCCCACTTTGAGCTGGTTGTGGCTGGCAAAGACTCTCAGTTGGTTGAAGGTTATTCTTATCTCACCAAGGTGCAGTTGAGAAACATCGTGAAGTTCTGCGAGTCTGTGATCTCTGACTGCGGCGCATACGTGCAGATCAAGAAAGTGGAACGCAAACCGCGCAAGGTCAAGCCTGTGAGTCCTGAGAAAAAAGCAGCCAAGTTCAAGCATCAAGTGGAATTTGCAGAGCTCAAGCTGAAAGGATTGCCGGCTGCATCCTTGGTAGACAAGAGCGAAGCTTGGTTGTACGACACCAAGAAGCGCAAACTGATCCATGTGGTAGCAGACAGCCATGCTGGCAGTTTCACCATCAAGAGCAGCTCGATCATTGGGTTCTCTGTGAGCGAGACACAGCAGAAGACCGTGCGCAAACCCGCAGAGACCATCAAGGCCATACAAGCTGCGGGCAAGCCTGCTGCTAGAAAGATTTTCAAAGACTTGACCACCACTGAGACTCAGTTTAATGGTCGCAGCAGCGAGAATCTGCTAGTGCTCAAAAGCTGGTAAATAAGGGGGAACGGAGTTCCCCCTTATGTCTGACAACACACTACCACAACTCAAGCAAGCCCTGATTGATTACACTCGCCTAACCTTGGGCGGGCAGATAATCGATCTTGAGTTGGATCCTGAACACTATGAAGCAGCATATCAGCGAGCCATAGGTGTTTTCAGACAGCGGTCCAATGCTGCATATGAAGAAGCCTACATCTTCATGGAGTTGATCCGAGATCTCAACATCTACACACTG